CGTTACTTGAGTCTGTTGCGGCAGCGTTAACTGTGCCGTTAGCTATAGTCGGATTTGCTCCGCCAGTACCGCGACCGCTGTTCGTTCTAATCCAACCACTCAGTGATGCTGTTACTCGAGCGGTGCCAGCGGCACCAGCATTCGCGGCAGTGTTCACGCCACAAAGGTTGAACTCAACGTCTCGCTTTAATTCGTTACCCGCTTTAGTGATTTGGTATGCGAGTTCTGATCGTCGGCCAGCTTCGTCGATGGCGCCGTTCAAGTTGTCAGCTACGATCCCAACTTTACGCATGATCTGGGTGTAGTTGCCAAGCCTAGTTGTTGCGGCCAGGGCTGGGAACGAAGAGATATCGTCTCCATCCAGTTGAGCATTTGCGGCCACGTTTGTAAGAGCGTCCGTCTGGAATTCAAAGTACGTGTTTTTTACAGAACGTTTTTTTGAAAGGTTACTGATAAAAGGTGTGGTAGAAGGACTGATGTTGTAGATGATGTCAGAGAGTGATTCTCTGATGCCATTTACTGAATAACGAGTACTGGTGTTGGCTATAATGGCCATAATTTGTTAACTCCAAAAAGTCATAACATTGATTCAATTAAAGCGGTGGCATCTTCCACTCGCCCACTTTTCGCAAGACGTGCGCGTTGGTTCTTCTCGCGCTTGGAGCTCGACTTAACCTGGCTGCTTCTGCCCCCAGGGCTTACGGCGTTTCTTCGACGGGACTTAGACGCTTTTTTCACGCGCTTTGTGCCTTGGTCGTACAACATAGCTTTGCGTAGAACTTGAATATGAGATGCCCGTACTAGGGCGCCAATTTCATTTTCTGAGATTCCCTGCTCACCTAGATAGGCTCGGAGCTCGTCCGATTCTTTCTTGGCTACCGCTTCATCTCGCCAGCTTGGTATTAACTCACCCAACCTGGACACTTCACTATTCAGCATCACTTGCATCTGCTCTTGCTGCTCTTTGTGCGTTGCATCCGCTACCCGGTTTTGCTCTGCCTCAATTGCAACTAATTTCTGATGCCGTTCCGCCTGTTTTCGATTGAAAAGCCGTTCCTCTCGGTGCGCAGTGATCGGGTCGTCCTGATACATCTGATCAAAATCTGGCGCCGGTTCATCGAATGCTCCCAGTTGCGTTTGCAGTGCCCGTAACATCTGGCTGTACTGCTGACGCTCAATAGTCACGGCATCTCTGTCTTGCGTGAACGTTTTCCGCTCTTCGCTTAGTGCCTGACTCTTTCGTGTGTAGTCCGCTTGTCGCGAGTACCCGTTCTTAAGCTCATTCAAATCGACTTGCACGTTTTCACCATCGACTTTGATCGTGAATGTTTCAATCGACTCATCGAGCTCTTCGTCTGAGTCTTCCTCGTCCTCAAGCAGCTCGGCGTCTTCGTCTAAGTCATCGATGTCCTCATCGGCTTCATCAATGTCATCGAGCTCTGATACCTCGCCCCCCTCTGGGGACTCGTCTGCGAATTCCTCATCGTCAATTTGTTCCTCTTCAGGAGTCAACAATTTCAGTAATTCTGCTTGTGCAGTAGCTTCATTTATCCCAAGTGTGGGGTGAAGGCTCTCTACTATTTTATCATTCATCTTCTAATTATCCTTTTGCTTCTCAAAAGCGATTGAGTCTCCTGCTGCGCGAAGCGCATTACAGAGTTCTTCAAACGTTTCCAGTTTTGCGAAAATGCGCTCCCGGTCCGCTGGACTTTGGGAGTGCTGCCAATCCTCAAAAAAACGAAACTTTGTACGAGCGACTAACTCATCAAAATCCTCGTCTTGAAGGAAGCTTTGCAACCCGCTCAAATATTGAGTTTCAGTTTTGGCCATTGAAAGGCCCCGGCATTGGTTGCATTGGTTGTTGTGGACCAGGTTGTGGCCGACTTAAATTTTTAACGAGCTCTCTGTCGCGATCGCCGTTTGCCTTGATCTCTGCCGTATCGACCTGGGCTCCGTATCGAGCGACAATCTCGGCCTCCTTCAACTTCATATTTGCAAAAGACTCATCTCTGCGTCGATCGTCCTCGAGTAACATTCGCTCTCGGTCCAGCTCGATTTCTGCGATCTTTTTCTGGATATTGCTTTCTATTTCGAAAACCTGAGTTTCTATCAGTTTCTCATTTATGTCTTTTTCGGGTGGGCCAGTTGGAGCCGGGGGCTGATACTGCGCTGGATCGCTGAAGTATCTGTTTACGTCTTTTATCCCACCCAGCTCCAGCGTGCTCACCAAGGTGTTGTAATAATTTTGTGCAGAAACAATAGGATTCTCTGGCCCGAGCTTTTCAAGGAGCTCTTTTTGAATGCCAGCTATCTGACCAAGGAGAGCTAATCTTTCCTGGCTACTTCCGGCGCCCAGGGCAACATTAGTCACGACGTCCATGTTCACACTGAACTGATCAGGTTGGACCGGCACAAACTCATTGCGCAGCCTGATGATTTGCGTTTCATCAACGTTTTCGTGAGCGAGTTTTAGCAAACCCTTGTACAAACGCGACATCCCGTTCTCAGCGAAAAGCCTAGCGATCATCTCGATTCGCTGCTGTGCTGCGTTGATGGTCTGTGTCACCGCTGCCAGCGTACTAGACTGCAACTGCTCAGGGTTTAGCCCCGCTGCTGCTCTGGACATCCCAGTGCGGTCCTCTCGAACCTGATCTAAATATTCCAGCATAGGGAATGCATCTCTGCCCACATATGGCAGCGTAAACGGCTGGACGGCGCCAGGGTTCCGCATTCTAATGATACCGCCAGCTTCGACGTTCAATACATCTGCAAGATTCGCTTGGCCCTCGACCACTCCAACCCTTGGATGCGTGCTCATCGCCAGGCTGTCCAGGGATGCTCTTAACACTGCCGTTTTTATTCTTTGAATGTCCATCGTCATATCGGCAATGCTTTGGCCGAAAAATTGATGCGGTTCTGGAGAAGGACAAAAATGCGAGAAAGGAATCTCAGTGGCTGGCTCGTTGCGTAGAATTTCGTAGCTCGGCCCAGCGGTGCAAACCTTCCTGAGCTCGCTCACGCCATCACCATTTGCCAGCTTCATATAAGCTTCGACGTAGAGAACTCTCTTTCGAGTCTCATCATCGTCGTAGTCTTTATCGACCAACTGATTTGATAGGCGTTGTAAAGCCTCCTCATTTTCTAGCGAAAAGGTGTCATCGCCCGTAGAGTACTGAAGCATCTCTTCGAAATCGTAACCCATTTCAACGAGCTCGCTGACCGTGGCATATTTCCTGTGCGCAACAATGTCGGCGTCATCGAACGTCCTTGCGTCCCGGTTGATCAAGAGCTCTTCCGGGGCTACCGACTCAACGACAATTTTTCCCTCAATGATTGTGCGCGAGATTGTCACGCTGTGTAGCGGAACCTGGTCCTCTGTCACAAAGGTTTCGAGCCGTGTGGTTTCGTTCGCAGGGTCAGCGTTTAGCGTCGCTAGGCTGGCATCATCAAGCCCGTCATAGTCGCTTGTTTCGATTCTCTCTGTGGTTCTCCAAACATACTTCAAGAAACCAGAACCCTTTACCAGGGCATCCAGGAATGTCTGATACAAAATTTCGATGTAGCTAGACGATTGTTCGTGCTCAAGAATATAATTGATGTAGTCGCTTGCTTGAGACGCCAGCTCTATATCCTCTGGACCGCGAGCTGCATACTCAACTACTCGTTCAGACCCACAGAAAACACGAACCAGGGAGGGCAGCATCTGCTGAATAGTGTCTCTCACGTCAAGACTTTGAGCAGTACTTCGACCTTCCTGCTCGTTACCCAACGGTTCGCCCATGTAGTAACTCATCGCCTCGGCACGCTTTGGAGACATCGTGTTATCGATGAAATCAACCGCGTCTTCGATGGCCAAACGGACAGTGGCTTGCAGCTCTTCGCTGACCTCTTCACCTTCCGTATTTTCTGCAAAATCGTCTGTTACTAGTTCTAGTTCAGACATGGTAGAATTCCCCTATGGATATGATACAAAAACAGCGCACAAAGCTGCTCAAGGTCGCTCTTGAGAAGTTCATAGAAGACCCTGTGATTGATATTGATTGGGACTTTGAGCGTCACGCTGCATTAAAAGAGTTAGCACGGCGGCGGGGAGAAGCCCCTGCTGAACCAATTCCCGCACTCTTGCAATTCCCCCGTTAGCCAAGGCGTCTCTTGTTAGAGTGACGATTGGGTTTCGATCTCCCGCACCTGTTACACCGGCAGCCACCTTATCTACTTGCTCCAGTTTTGGAGCACTAACAGCGGCGCCACGGTTCAGCAAACCTTGCGCATCTGGACTGAGGTTCTCCATGTAAGGTAAATACTGGCTGGGCCTATAACTCCACTTTTCAGTGTCGCCAACTAGCCCTCCGTAATTTACTCCCCAGGTTGTTTCTTTAGCATTGAAGTTTCTTTTCACTAATTCATTAAGCTGCTTTTGCCAGGGAGGTGTTCCTTTCGTTACACCCTGTGTGAATTTTTTCACTACCTCTGGTGATGATGGAATAATCTCGAGGCCGTTCTCGCTCATCAGTGGCATAAAATTAGGCGTGCCAAATTCATCCGCAGAACCAAACTCATCTTTGAGCTGTCTTTCTATGTCTACCATTTCCTGCTGGTTAACGGTTCTGCCCAGGTCTATTTGCAGACTGTCTCGATCGATTGCTTTTTTGGCCGGTAGGATAGCCGTGTATCCGACCGTGTCCTGAGCCCTGAGAAGGCCCTGCATTGCAGCCGTACCCTCTAAAAGTTTTGTG